CATTGGCGCCACTCGTTGCAGTGCCGGAAACATAGCCGCGCTGATTGATAATCGGGTTGCCATTGATCAGCAGGTTGCGGATCCCGGCAAGCGGTCCGCCGCTCAGATTCTTGACGCGCACCTGATCGGTGCCAGCGTCAATCTTGAACAGGTTGGGCTCGGTGTCGCCCTCGATCCTGAAGTCAACATCGTTACCGCCATCGTTGAACACCACCTCAGTGGCGCCGTTGAAATTGACGCGCTGCGCGCCAGCGGTGGCGATGGCTACTTGATCAGTGCCAGGGCTGTAGACGCCGGTGTCGGTGCCGCTGTCCTTGAAATAAAGCGACGGCGCAGCAGCAGTGCCATCCTCGAGCGCGATGGTGCTCCACTCGCCATCGAGCTGGTACAGCGTGATCCATGCGCTATTCGCAGCGTTGCGGATCTTGAACAGTCCTGTCGTCGTATCCGCCCACGGCTGATAAGCGTAGGTGACGCTCGGCTCTGCTGCGCCGCTGTTCTGGCTAACGATGGCGGCCAGCGCATTATTCAGATCAGCCCGGAAAGCTGCGCCGCTCTGGTTGGCAATGATGTAGTCGTGTTGTGCCATCAGACGATCTCCCGGCCGTAGCCCGTGGCGATGTAGGTGAAGTCTCGGCTGATCACGGTGTTAGAGCTGTCGTAGAAGGTGACTGTAAAGCCAGTGCGGCTCTGTGATGTCACCGCATAGTAGTCGCCTGTCCCCATATTGTAAGCAGTGATGCCTACCGCAGGCGATTGGTAAAACGCTTCATCAAACGTCACGGCGTAAGCGGATGTGCCGCTCGTGATGCTGCCGGTTGATTCAGTGCGTTGCTGCAGCTCAAGTTCGGCGCCAAGTTCGTCGATGATGATGTTTTGCGATTCGCTGAAGCTGGTGGCAATGGTCTTGAATTGAAACGCTCGACCACGCACGATCGCGTTGGCAAACTCATGCCAGTCGCTCCACGTTGGCGACGCCCCAGGATCGTCGTTCGTTGCTCGCACATACAGTGCAGCATTCACCTGATCCAACACATCACCGTCGATTGTTGGCCATGTATCGATCAAATCTGTCTGGTCATCCCACAGGTCGCCAAGTTGATAAGGCGAGCTGCGGAAATATCGGCGCATATTTAGGTCAAAGACGCCACCGAGATCGTAGGTACTACCGAACTCATATTCACCACTGCCTAAGTTGCTGCTAAGTGCGTCGATTGTTCCAAGGCCATCCCAGTTGCCGTCTGTTGCCAGATCATCAACAAAGACACCTAGCGACAGAATCAAGCCATCCAGCTCTGAGCTGTAGATCATGTTGGTGACGTTGCCGGAGAACGGCGGCATCTCTTGATCTTCGCGGTAGCTCTGCACCAACAGGCGCGGCTGAGGAGTTGGCAGATCAACGGCTGCAGTGGCTGGCGTTGCAGAGCGGTTACCCGTGTCGTCCTCGAATTTGATCAGATAGGTGCCTTCCAGCAACGGCACCTGCTTCTGCGTCTGGCTGCCAGCCGCAGCACTCACAATCTCTTGGCTGTCTTGCCACACTGCCCCAGTGAGCAGGGTGTTGTGGCGAATCAGCACCTTACCTCCAAGCAACACATCAAGCTCAGTGCTGCGATCCCAGCTCAGGATTGCTGTGGTGTCACTGTTGGGGATGATGCTGATGCCCGTTGGCGTTGCCGGTGGTGCGGTCTTACCGAAGGCTTGAACCGTGAGTTGCGCCGGTTCAACAGAAGAGCGCAGTGAAGAAGAAGCGAGACTGAATACTCTGATTTCATAAACGCCAGTTGTTGTGTCAATGATGTCGTAATCAGGACGAGAGACAGTTGCAATGTTCCAGTTGTCGCTGCCTTTGCGCCATTGCACTTGATACTGCGTAACGCCGAGCACTGACTGCCAGCTAACGATCAGTTTTGCTTTGGCGATGCCGCCAGCGTCATACAACACCTCTTGCGCCACGAGGTTGGTTGGCGGGTCCGGGATGATGTTGAGATCGGTGATGTCGCGCTGCTCAAGCGCAGTGCCGCGCTCGATGTAGCTGTACTTGCTGGCGTTGTAGGCAATAGCACTGATGGCATAGTTGGTGCCGTCTTGCTCGCCGACAGATAACACACGCCACGTTGATGTTTGGATGTTGCTGGTCTGGTAGATCCAGACGCTGTTTGCATTTGGCGCCACCGAGAACGCCGATGCGACAGTGATCACCTCCCCGGCAATGCTGCTGATGCTTCGGGTTTCGACGCTGCCATCCGGCATGATCACCGATAGCTCAGCGCCTGCTGCTGTCAGCCCAGTGGCATCGTCAACGGTGATAGCCGTGGTCGTTGCAGCGGAGATGCGACCGCCGCGACGTGCGCCGGCCTTGACTGGATCTGCCACCTCAATGATCTGCCCAGGGCGCACCAGCACGCCTGCATCGATCGAGGCAGTGAAGCTGATGATTTCGCTCTCGTAGCGCTCGGAGTACAACAGCCACTCACCGATGCGATACGCTTGCCCGCGACTGGTGCAGGCAAAGGCGCTGATTTCGGTTTTGACGACGCCGTACTTTTGGATGGCTTCTTGATCCTCGACGACCTCAAAGGCAACATCCCGCGTGTTCAGATCAAGGTAACTAACAACGCAAACCGTAGGCCGCGTCTTGCGGCTGCCGCCTTGATAGCTGAAGCCTTCCTCTGTGACGTTCGCCAGCGTGAACAGGTAGGCAGTATCCGCAGGCTTGTCTTGGCTGATCGTAAGTGCGCCAGTGCTCCAGTACGGCATACAGCGCATAACGCTGCACATGTCATTGATGAGCTTGTACGCTTCTTCTGCTGTTTGAATGTTGACGTTGCAGGAGAAGCGCGGCTCTTGCCCGCCGAAGCCATCAGGCACCAGTTCAGAGCAATACTGGCTAGCTGCGTAAAAGGCAAACTTATCAAGCTGCGCGGCTTGGATGTGATCACCGAAGCCGTAGCGCGATGTGAGCAAATCCCAGAGAATCCATGCAGGGTCAGAGCACCATTGCGCTGCACCAAACGTGCCGTTCCAGATGCCGGCGTAGATCAGCCTCCCGGTGACGCCATCAACAGTGGCATTATTTGGGATGCGTACCTTGATGCCACGAATCAGATAGGACCGTGATGGGATGCGGTTGAATTGCTCGGCATCAACACGCAACCATACCAATGCACTATTGGGGTAGCGCAGTTTGGCGTAGATGATTTCGGTGTAGCTGGTCCAGTTGAAGGCGTTGACGACTTTAGGGTCAGTGCTGTCTGGCCGGTCACGTTCAACCTTGATGTCTATTGGGTAGACGCTGGCAAGGTTGATTAGATAGTCGCGCTGATAAGCATCGCCAGTGCGTCCGTTGATCGTGTCGGTAACGGCCAAGTTGTAACCGCCTCCGTTGTACTGAACGTAAATGCGCAGGCCCACTTGCGAGCCAAGCACATCACCTTCATTGGTGAAGGTTTGCAGTTGCGGCACTGTGATCGTGATGCGTGCAGCGTTGACGTTGGTATCCGTAATGGATCGAATGATGGGTGATGCGTATTGCACCTCAACGCCAACAGCCTTCTCGTCTTCTACGTCAGACGTGCCAGGGATGTAGGTTTGGTCTTGCGTGCCATTGCGCGTGGCAATGGTGACGTTCTGGAAGTTATAGGTGCCGTTTGCATTTTGCAGCGGCGTGTTATCAAGGAAAATGGACTGATGCCCGTTCTTCAGCCCTTCAATTTCGCCCTCGCTGATCAGATCAAGGACTTGCGCATATTGCTTGGAATTGAGACTGTCGGTTTCAGTGACAGGCGTACGTGGTGCGGGCTGCGATTGTGCGCCACCGCCTTTGCCGCCACCACCGCCAGCGCCATAGATGCGTGCCATCAGCCCGTCACCTGCACGGTGTCAATACCGGCTGAGATCACGACAGAGCCGACTAAGGTTTCGCCGTAGACGATTGGTACGGGTGTGCCTTGCCTGCTGGTGTTTTGGATGCCGCTGAAACTGTAGCTTTTGCGGGGATCGTTGTTGTCTTGTGGTGTGCCGGGCTGATTGATCTTTGGTGTGGGAGTGAGCAGTTGAGCGACGCCGCCGAGAATCAGCGATGCGCCAACAATGCTTGCAGCAGTACCAATGCCGGTCAAGATGCCACCGGCTGTAGCGGCTTGGCCAAAAATACTGAATGTGCCAAAAGCGCCTGCGCCTGGCAGTAAAAATGACAAGGCAATTAAGCCAATGCCTGCCAAAATCTTACCCGTTGCACCACCAGCCCCCGCCAGCACCGGCACCACCTTGATCTCCTGTTGCCCCGCAGGATCATGTAGCTCATCCAGCGTCACGTCATAGCGGCCAACACTGACGCGGTAATTCTGATCCGCCATGTGCTTCTCAAGCTGCGGGAAGTTCACCACAAGAAACCGCACAGCCTCAGCGGCGCTTGCTACATCCGCTTCAAACACACGCTGCCCAAGGAATTTGGCAAGCCGTCCATAAACGCGGA